TTCATCATGGATATTAGCTACGAATCTAGCATCAAGTGTATTTAATTTAATTAATGACTGTAACATTATTAAAGCTCGCTTCATAACAATAGCTCCTCCACCTTGTAATAAAGTGTTGAGAGCAGCGTGCTGTGTTCTAATTAAAAGCCTTCTACCATCTAATCCCTTCAACCATTTCTTCTCTGACGCTTTTGTAACTCTATCTCGTAGAGTCTTAAATGTTGGTTTATTATCAAAGAAATGTTGTCTAAGTCTTTTACCATCAGCTTCGCTTCCTCCAACCACTTCTCCGAGTCTCTTATTTCCAGCAGAGTATAGTAAGGCGTAGATGAAAGTCTTTGCCTGATTTCTTGATTTAAGTCCTGTAATTTTTTGATTGTAGGAGTGTATGTCTCCGTTAATGATTTCATTTGTAAACTCCTCGTCTTGCATATAGTGAGCAAGCATTCTTAACTCAAGGCTACTCGCATCTATACCTACTAATTTATATCCTTCTCTTACTGTCCAACATGATCTACATTCCTTACCATAAAGGCTACCTAGATTAGGTACTTGTGCCATGTTGGGATTTCTATGTGTCATTCTTCCTGTAATAGTACCATTAGGAATAACAAAACCATGTACCCTACCATCATCTTCTACAGCTTTAATCCAAGAATCTATTTGTGCTATTCTCTTTTGGTATAAAAGATAGTAAGCTATTAATTTAGCTTGGGGAATATTATCTATATTAGCTAAAGTCTTTTCATCTACAATAGGTTGACCAGTAGGAGTAAATCTTTTAGGCTTCCAACCAAACTCTATTAAGTATTCTCCTATCTGTTTACGTGAACCTAGATTAAAGTCCTGTAACTTTCTACGCATGAAAGGTTTAAAGTTATTAGTATCTAATATATTCTGGTATTCTTCATCAGTTAATCCTACCTTAGAAAGCGTACCATCTTTTTTCTTTTTAGGAGTAACTTGTTTAATATCTACTAACTTAGGTTTAAATTCTTTATGAACTTCATCTTCTGCTTCTTGCATCTTCTGTCTAAGTTCAGCTAATAATAATTCAGCTTTTTTCATATCAAATTTAAAGCCATTAATCTCTTGTTGTTTAATAACTTCAGCTACAGATTGTTCTAACTTAACGGATTCTTTATCAAATCCTCTTCCTTCTTCTCTTAACTTATGGAATAAGACTGTATTTAATTGTACATCACGAGTACAATACCTTAACATTTCATTTGAATAATTTTTATAATCATCAAACTCAATCTTCTTAAATCCTAAACGATAACCCCAAGTCTCTAGGCTGTGTCCTCCTTCTCGTACTGGATTAAATAATCTAGACATAACTAATGTATCAACGACTGGCTTATTAGATAGATCAACTCCTCCAAACTTTTCAACCATAGGAATATCAAATCCTATTATATTATGACCTATTAATCTATTTGCTTTAGTTAATAATTCATATCCTTCTTCTAATCTATTAGGAGGAAACTTATATAACTGATTCGTATCTATATCTTGAGCAACTAAGCAATGTATCTTAGTGGCTTTAAGATCATCAGTCTCTATATCAAATACTAAGTCCATTATAACTCCAGTAACTCATCATCATTTTCTTCAAACTGTTCTTTAGGTACTTCTCTTAGTCTTCCTGTTTCTCTTTCATAAAGTAACCTACTAGCTAGACCAACATCTCCTGTGTACCTAGATTTAAGAACTCTAAGTCTGGTAGTGTTAGCTTCATCTATATCTTCTGCTTGTTGATTTCTTTCTAAAGCAATCACACAATCGGATAACTGAGCAATACTTTGTGAGCCTCTAAGGTGAGATAGACTTACTTCAATACCATTCTCGTGACCCTTATTTCCATCAACTCTTCTTAAATGAGATACAAGTATAAGTCCAGCTCCTGTTTCCTCAACTATACTTCTCAGTCTAGTCATTATATTATCAATTGCTCTTCGTTCATCTCCTTCGGATAAGGCAGAGACTAACATATGTAAATGATCTACGACTACCCACTTACAATCACAAGCAATAATCATAAATCTTATCTTATTAAAAATCTCGTCAATATTATTAGTTCCAAAGTGAGCATGAATCCATACTCTATTCTCGTTATCTCCATCATAAAGTATATCAAAGAACTTATCTAATTCTTCTGGAGTAAATTGTTCTCGTACTTGATCTATGTAGAGTCTAGCATTAGCTTCAATAGAAAGAATACCATCAACAGTTCTCCTCCAATCTTCTTCTAATGCTATAACTCCAACATTATCTGTTGTTTCTTTGATGAGCCAATGTTCTAACTCACGAGTTACAGAAGACTTACCAAGTCCTGTTCCTCCTGTTAAGGTAACTAATTCTCCAGCTCTTAAACCATAAAGCTTATCGTTTAGGCCCTTCCAGGGATAAGCAACACTTTCTTTCTGCTCTCTATCAAAGAACTCTGCTCTTGATTCCGATACATTTATAACTCCACTTGGAGTATAAACTTTAGATGCCCACCACGCTTCAATAAACTCTTTATGTTTATTTTGTCTGAGCATATCATTAGCATCTTTATATCCATTAGGTAACGACATTATCTTTGCCTTACTAGGTTGAAATAACATTGCTACTTTCTTAGATGCTTCTATGCCTTGCTTATCATTATCAAAGCAGATAACAATACTCTCAAAGCTTTCAAGAAATTCTAAGCTTTCTTTTATATCTTTGACTGCACCAGAAGCACCACGCTTAATAGATACTGATGCCCACTTACTACCCATCAACTCATAGCAAGCCATTGCATCACATTCTCCTTCTGTTATAGTAATTGCTTTACCTCCAGACTGGAATAATTGTTCTCCAAATAATCCAGTACCATTAAAGCTACCACTAACAGAGAAGTTTTTATCACGAACATATCTAGTCTTAGTAGCTGATAGTTCGTGTTTGTTGTAGTAAGGATAGATATGTTGAACTATATCTCCACTTGAAGATAGAATACTTTTAACTCCATACTTCCTTGCAGTAGCTTCCGAGATTCTACGATCTGTTAAAGCTACAAAATCTCCTCCGTGAGGATTTGTTGGTGTTGTTGTTTCTTTCTCCACTACAGGTTCTCCCTCAATTGCTTTATTATAATTTAAAAAATAAGTATCACAACTAAAACATTTTGCTGATCCATCTTCATTTAAAGATACTGGATCACTCCCTCCACATTTAGGACAAGACAGTTTGTGTTTTATAAAAGCCATATATACCTCGTTTGTTATTAAAAATTAAGTGGGTAGTATTAATATAGGAGACTACCCACTCGTTCAGGCACAACTATTCTGAGTCAGTATCCTCTTCTTCAGAGGTATCATCTTCAGAGACAGTTTCTTCTCCGTCATTATTAACAATGTCTACGATTCTATTAGAGAAAAAGTTAATACCAGCTTGTAACTCTTCAAGGTCCAAGACTAGATTAGCTTTCTTCTGATTTAATCTTTGCAGTCTTCCAAAGACAGACTGACCTTCTTCCGGTAAGTCTTCTATGTTAATCTGCACATCATTAATAGTGATATAAGGTTTTACCCTTTCCATTTCGCCATTAACTTCTTCGTTTATAGCACTCATAGCTCATCTCCATCGTCTAGGGAATCCAACTCATTACCATCAGCTCCAGTATATTCTACTAGATCAATGACCTGTACAGCTTGAAGATCAAGTCCTTTGAAATCTCCAAAATTGTTTGAGGTTTCCCATTCTCTATATTGAACTCTAACTTTAGAACCATTACCGACAGCTACGTCTAGTGGTTCTTTGTTAGCATCAATAAGCTTCGGCACGTTATTAGGTGTTCCATCCTTACGTGCCACCTTACGTTTGATTATAATAGCTCGTCCATCGTCTGTGTCTTTAACACGATGTCCTCTACTACTAAAATCACTTGCAACATTATCGTCCACGATCAGAGTTATCTGATACTCTGGAGTAAATGTAGTGTTGGGCGTTTTAATGCTTGCCCACATAGCAGTTCCTTCAACTACTGGCATATATCCTCCATTATTTTATTGAAGTTAAAAAATCGTTGGGTTTTACATGAGACTTTAGACCCAAAACTAAAACTACATAGAGCAGTACACAATGTATCTACGAGGTATGCTTCGAGGGCTATATGAATCATTGTGTGTCTCCAGACTGTAAATCCATTAAGTATGGTTTGTATATATACCCTATAAATAAATCATAAGTATATCTATCAGTAAACGACACTTTAAAATTATGATTATCCACCGATAAACTATGACCTATTTTCATTTCGTACATATCAGACATGATGTTGTAATCAGAAGCCATCTTCATGTACTGATCTTTATTTAAAATTATTTCATTCATTCTTAAAAACATAACCTTATATATCTATTATAACAGAAACGATACTTAGAGTCCACTTAATTCTTCCTCATTTATTATTTCAAATTCCTCATTGGTATTTTCTTCTATGTCTACAATGTCTTTAATATCTAAAGGATTCGCTAGAAATATATGTATAGCTTCTTTCTTGTTATTAGCTACTACTTTATAATGGATAGTACAGGGTACAGCTATTGTAAATTCTTTCATTACTGTTGGTTTAACACCTATCCAGTCTGTTACCTCTGAGAATTTAAACCTTCTAAATTGGTTAAGTTTA